TCTCAATGTAGAGTAGATTTGTTATTCCTTCCATCTCAAATAAGATTAATAAGAATAAGCCTCGTGGGGCTTCAAAAACCACAAGCAAGCGCTCCCGTCCCGGGAGCATGGTCACTGCCGCCTCCGCGGCTTTGAACAGTCAGGGCGTGCGCTCCGTCATTGGTAGCGTACGCATGAGTACATGCGCGGCTAAACTAGCTGCTGCCATCGCGGATCCCTTTAGTGAGGAAGCCCGCGGTGCATGCTTTCCGTTGTATCCAGCACCCGATTCTCACAAGGTCACCGCCTTCTCCAGGATCGAGGGTGCCATTGGTACTGCGGGTTTCGGCTTTGTCGCCGTTAACCCGTCTATTGCCAACAACGCCCCTAGTTACTTCGTGAGTGGATCCACATACACTCGCCCACGCGCAGCTATCCTCACCGCAGCAAACGTGCTGGAAGTGGGGGTTACCTCTGGGAGCCACAACTCCCCTTACACTGCCGAAAACCTTATCCGGACAAACAATGAGTCAGAGGCTCAATTGTCCGGTAGAGTGGTCGCAGTTGGACTGCGTATGACCTACACCGGGACCACGCTGAACCAATCTGGTTTATGCGTAGCCTTGCAACACCCAACCCACGGTAATCTCAGCGGAATCCATAGTTCCGGCATGCAGGAGTTCAGTGAGTCAGATATTTGCCCGTTTACGCGCAAACCTTGTACCCTCGCCTTGTCTCCTTGCGGCGTCTCAGAAGCTGGTTACCCTGGTCCCTCCGAGAGCACCAATATCCGGATTCTATACCCTTGGAATCCCGATGGCCGATTCCATACGGCCTGGGAAAATCCCACTCTCCCTTCTTACACCAACACCATCACCGTTGATGGTGTTTCTGTTACTACTGGCGCCCCTATGGCAGTCATGATGGTATCTGGAGTACCTGGCAGCACCTTTCATGTCGACATTGTATACCATTTGGAATACACTGGTCGCCTGACGGCCGCTGCCTCTACTCCTAATAGCGTAGACGTTTCATCTGTCTACGCCATCTTAACTGCCGCCAGTCAGCTCAGTACTCGTAAGATGGCGAGCCCGGCTTCTTCCAATTGGAAACTGCTCATGGACGGCGTCCGGGCAGCTATGGGCTCCCCCGCCCTCATGGGCGCCACCGGTGTTTTGAAACGCCTCTTTTAGAATTAGAAAAACTACCTGCCTTTCTTTCTATTCAAGATTGGTGTTCTATCGCCTCTCTTTTCTTGGACTTTTCAACTTTCATTGTACTCATTTATGTTTACATTGTTGATAGACCGCAAGTTATCAGACTAACCCGTAGTCTGACCTCCCGTGTTCCTTATCCCGTGGAACCGGATGGCCATTATGTTCGCACGGTACGACGTGCAACATTCTAATCTCCTGATTGGCTGGAAATCCGCCGACAACGCTTGTCTCGTCCCTATGAGCATAGGATCCCCACACATGAGTTTTTCGCGACCCCCAGTAGCCTGGCCCCCGAACGAGAAGACAGGCGTCGTACGCGTCTGTCCCACGGTGTAACGTCACCGAGGTCCCGTGTGAGTCGGACAACAGCCTCCCATCTGCAGGTTCTTTGTGGTACAGTCCACGCCTTCGGGTAACCAAGATGATCTGTGATTCCAACGTTTCTGGCGTCCCAGAGCGCGCGCGTGCGCAAAAAGAAGCTAAGAACCACACCCATTCTAGACCCGGTGCCGCTCGAGGGAGCGGATCAGGTGGGCGTGGAGTTCGCTCTAGTGCGACCACCGATGTTTGTAGACACTTCCTTTTGGGAAAGTGCACACGCAATCCATGCCGCTTCAGCCACCCGATCGTGGTTGAAGCGCACAAGACTGAGGTCAAAGATGCTTCCGAGGCAGCTTCACCTGAGGGCCCACTCAGCCCTGCTAGTCTTATTGAGGTCGAAGGACCTGGGCCTGATATGCCCGAAACTAAGAAACCGTTAGAAGGTGATGCCGGGGCTCCAGACGATGGAACCACGGAAAAGAAGGAGATTGATTTAGATGACCTTGAGGTTGTTGAACTACGGTGCCGTGCTCCTCAGCCGGTTACTCCGTGGGCAACTTACGCTTCCTTAGCCGTAGGCTCGATCATTGGGGCAACTGCCTCCTTGATTAAGTTCACAACCACTCGAGAGCGCGTTTATATTGCATATTGCACAGGGAGCGCTCTCTTCAACGGATCACCAACAGAACGTTGGCTCGACTTCATAAGGCGATTACACGGGATTAGAGCACCGGCAAGAGACTTTCTCTTTGTCGGTGCCGCAGCAACCGCTGCCTGTCTCAGTGTAAACTCGTTATTTAGTCTGACACTGACTATTGGTGATACGATGGAACAACACAAGGAGATGGTTAGCAAGCCATCGTACATCGAATCCGCTCTGGGATGGCTATGGGGTGGGGGTCGGCAAAACCCAAACCACCGTAGAGACTTCCAGAGCCGCCGAGGGCTTGACAACTACGCAATGGTCACTGTACACAGGGGCCTCGTAGAGTTCCTCGTTAAACGCTTCAGGCGGAGCAATATTGAAGCTCACTTGCCAAGGTCCTGGTACCGGGTGATTGAGGAGTACACCAACGCGCTACAGGTCGACATTGTTGATAACTCTGTTCGGCACGCGCACCAGCTGTTGTACTCGGCTCACATGCAAGACCAGCTTTGCGGTCTGGTTGTGAGCAAACCAATGCCCGTCGGGCGGCCAAACTAGAGGTTGAAGGCTGTGAGACATTGTGCCCTTACGTCAGTGAAGCGGTGGACTGCACTGTTACCAGTTTGTACCAGTGTAACCACCGTTTCAACGGCGTCACCAGGAATGATCACGTCACCTTCGAGACTCTGGATTTCAGTGAATTCCAGTTTAATAACCTCGACACATCGGCTCAAAAATTTTATTTTGGGCCGCACTTTTTGCATCGAGGGGTAGTTTTTGGGCACTCATCCCATAACTACTCCATGATGCTGCGACGCCAGTTCGCTTTACGCGTTGATGACCGAGTGTACGACGAATGGTTAAGAGGGAACCAGGAAAACGTGCGCTCCGTGTCTGGCTTCGCCGAATGGTACAACGAGATCAAGAGCCGGGTAGAAGACCTAGCTCCTGACTCTGACATACAGGACCTTCTTTATGAGTACGTCCACCGTCCACACCCCAAAAGAGACTCTCGCATACGTGCATATGAGTCGATTAGGGATAGTGGACGGTTGGAAGACTACCATGCATATTGCATTGGAGTTACGTACAAATTGAAGATACCTGAATTCGGCGACCCAGACAAGCTACCCCGCGTGATTGGCGATTTTGGCCCCGAAGGAAGTATACTCGGCGGATTTCTGCTCGAGTATGGCAAGAAAGCCTTTGTTGAACCCGTTTTTGTCAACGGTCTCATGATGGTCTTTGTTCCTTGCCCTTCCACACCCGCTTTGATGGGGGTGTTCCGTGAAATAGTCCTAAGCGACAAGCCGGTGTTTTTCTTCTTCTCCGACGACTCGTGTTTTGCCATCACTCTCCCATGTGGGCGGCGTTTGATGCTTAACCTGGACATCAGTAAGTGCGACGGCTCTATCGGAGGGCCAATATTCGAGATAGCTAG